AGTAATACGGCTATAATTGGTGGTGGAACAGATTTTACATTAACAGGTAATGGTTTAATTACTCAGTTTTTAACAGATGTAGGTAATCCAAATAGAATTGAAATACCTGGCGGGACTTGGAATTTTGAAATGTGGTTTAGTATGTCATCTAACGGCGGCACACCTAAATTTTATGTTGAGTTATTAAAATATAACGGAACAACATTTACGAGTATTGCAAACAGTTCAGCAGTTCCCGAAACAATAAACGGCGGTACAACTATAGATTTATATTTAACTTCTTTAGCGGTGCCTACAACAACATTGTTAAGTACAGATAGATTAGCTATTAGAGTTTATATGGTTGGTAATAGTGGAGGCAGAACAGCTACTTTACATACTGAAGATAATCATTTATGTGAAATACTAACTACATTTTCGGGAGGCGTAACTTCTTTAAATGGATTAACTGCAAATACACAATATTTAGCGGTTGGAACTACAGGAACTAATTTTAATATTAGTAGCGTAAGCGAAACGCATACTTTTAATCTACCAACTGCAAGTGCTACAAATCGAGGAGCTTTAAGCACTACTGATTGGACTGCGTTTAATGGTAAATTTACATTACCTGCCCTTACTTCGGGTTCAGTTTTATTTTCAAATGGTACGACTATAGCACAAAAAAATAGTAACTTCTTTTGGGACAATACGAATAATAGATTAGGTATTGGAACGAATGCGCCTGTAACAACTTTAGATGTAAACGGAACAACAAGAATTACAACTCCAACAATTTTATTGCAAAATAATGGTAATATTGCTTTAAACATTAATGATTCTTCTAATAGTGCAGTACCTGTAATAAATTTACAACAAGGAGGTAGTTCAAAAGTAACATTTGAAGCAGGTGTTGGTCTTGCAAATAGATTAGATATAAAACTTGGCGGAAGTCGTACTGTAACAATGGGTGCAGGTGGGGTTTTTGGAGTTAGTATAGGAAGAACATATTCAGGAACTATTCCGCCGACAGATGGACTTATTATTCAAGGAAACGTTTTAATCAACACCACAACAGACAACGGTGGTAAACTTCAAATCAAAGCACCTGGAGCATTATCAACTGATATAGCTTTGAGGGTTAGGAATAGTGCGGATACTGCTAATTTGATGTCAATAAATGGAGTTGGAACTTTATACACAAAAGGAAGTGACCAACGTATTTCTTTTAATTTAAATGACGGAGTATATATTGGTTTAGAAGCTATTGCAAATGTTATTGGAGCAAATCAAAACAATAAACTTTTTATAGGTAGTTCAGGAGATTTACCAATTTTTACTCTTGCGAGTGGAACTGTTATTATAGGTGATTTAGCAAATCCAACTTCAAGTGCCTCGGCTAAGTTAAGAGTTGATTCAACAACTCAAGGTTTCCTTCCTCCAAGAATGACAAACGCTCAACGAATTGCAATAGCAACTCCTGCAGTAGGTTTAATGGTTTATTGCACAGATGCTGTAGAAGGTTTATATATTAATAAATCCACAGGGTGGACATACATAGGATAATAAATAAATAAATAAATTATGGGATTATTAGTAAGTGCTACGGCAGACAAAAAGATTTTAATTAAGGGTACAGAAATAGAGTTGCCGAGTGTTTATGTTCGGGTTGAATACGCAGGTCGTGCAAATGGTATAACTTTGGAAATAGCAACTTCAATTTATGCAAGTCACGAAGCGTTTAAAGATGGAGCAGGTGCCATCTTTACCGATGTTCAACAAGGAGCGTTTTCTGTTGAATTAGTAGAAGGACAAGCACAGGATTTAACGAGTGCAGAATTGTACTCAAAATTAGCTTTCGAGCAAATGGGATATACAGTTGAGTAAAGAGCAATTTGATATAATATTAAGTAAATGGATTTCTCGCAAGTTACTTGTTTTTATGGTAGCTTGTGGGGGTTTATTTAGCGGTCAATTAACCTCAAGTGATTGGGTTATAATTGCGACTGCTTATATAGGAATAGAAGGAATTACAAACATAGTAGAAAGACTAAGAAAATAATGGATAATTTAGAACAATTAAGCAAAGACATAAAAGATATTAAACAAGCTTTGTTAGGAAGTGAATTTAACAATTTTAAAGGTATGGTTTCACAAGTAAAAGAAATAGACGACAGAGTTGAAAATTTAGAAGTTTTCAAAAACGAAATTTCTGTATATGTAAACCAGTTTAAAGTCGCTTTTGTGGTTATATTCGGAGCTTTAATTACTCTATTATTTAAAATATTTTCAATACGATGAGAATAGAAATTAAAAGATTACATAAAACAGCCAACTCCACTATTGGCGAAATGACTATTGATGGAGTTTGGGAATGTTTCACTTTGGAAGACATAGAAAGACCTGTGAAAATCAAGTCAGAAACTGCAATTCCACGAGGAACGTATAAAATAATCATAAATCAGTCGAATAGATTCAAAAGATTGTTACCTTTGCTTTTAAATGTACCTAATTTTGAGGGCGTTCGTATCCATCCGGGGAATACAAACCACGACACAGAGGGTTGTATATTGGTAGGAAGGACACAATCAAAAGATTTTATAGGGCAATCACGTAAAGCGTTTGATTCTTTATTTGCTAAGATGCAAAAAGCCAAAGAAATCACGTTAATAATAACTTAACAAAAAAATTATGGCTTACAATCAATGGAATGATTATACAAACATTATTTTAAAAGCATTATCAGAGCCAAGTAATATTTTAATCGCAAAGTCAATAATTCCAAATGGCGATAAGTTGCAATTAGATAGTTTGCGAAAATATGTAGGTAAAATAAGAAATAATCAAGGGGTTTTAGATGCTTGCGATAATTTAGGAGTTGATCCGACAACCGCTCCAATGATGTGGCTAAAAACTAAAACCGAAAGTATAAGAGTTACAAATCCTTTATTTGTAAAAGCAGAGGAAAAACAATTTTCTGATTTAACAGAAACTCTAATTAATGATTTACAGCAATATGCTCCAAAGTTCCCAAAGTTAAAACGAATTAAAAACAAAGACTCGTATTTATTAGTTATTGATCCGGCAGATATTCATATCGGAAAGCTTTGCTCGGCTTTTGAAAGTGGGGAAGCTTATAATAATCAAATAGCGGTCCAGAGAGTACTCGAAGGAGTCAAAGGAATACTTCAAAAGGTATCGAGTTTTAATATTGATAAGATTTTATTCATTGGAGGTAACGATATACTACATATTGACAATCCTTTGCGTACAACTACAAGTGGAACGCCTCAAGATACGGATGGAATGTGGCACACAAATTTTTTAATTGCGAAACAACTTTATACAGACGTTTTGGAATTGCTTTTAGGGGTTGCCGATGTTCATTTCACATTTAATCCATCAAATCACGATTATACAAACGGCTTCTTTTTAGCTCAAGTAATTGAAACCTACTTCAAAGAGTGCAAAAATATTACATTCGATACAAGTATCGCACACCGTAAAGGTTTTAAATACTTTAATAACCTTATTGGAACTACTCACGGAGATGGAGCGAAACAAATGGATTTACCTTTGTTAATGGCTGTTGAATTTCCTATTGAATGGAGTCAAACTAAGCATCGTTATATCTATACGCACCACGTTCACCACAAAACCAGCAAAGATTATGCAGGAATAACGATTGAAAGCCTAAGAAGTCCAAGCGGTACAGACTCTTGGCACCATCGTAATGGCTACCAACACGCACCAAAGGCGGTTGAGGCGTTTTTACATTGCAAAATTAACGGACAGATAGCACGAATTACTCACATATTTTAATCAAATTATGAAATATTTATTTATATTATTATTATTGGTTAGTTGCGGATCACGTAAAGTGAATAAAAGCAATACCGAAACCAAAGAAAAAAGCGAGATTACAATAGTAGACTCGCTTAAAAAAGAGATTAAAACAGACTCAAGTACTGAAATACAAAGTAATGAATTTGAGATTGAGCCAATTGACAGTATTAAACCAATTATTATTATAGATAGTCAAGGCAAAAAGACCTCCTATCTAAATGCGAAGTTAAAATATAAGCAAGAAACAAAGCGAAATAAGACACTAAAAAATGAATTAGTACAAAGTAGTCGCAAAACAAATATTAAGGCAGAAAAACGCACTCAAATAGAGGTTAAACAAATAGAACGTAAAGAAAGTATAATAACATCGCTTTGGTGGTTATGGCTTTTGATTATTTTAATAATTACTTATTACGTTAGTAGAAAATTTCGACTATTTTTTTAGTACTTACTGGAAAATTTATACCCAATTGCATATAATTTAATCTTTTAGTGAAAAATTATATGCAATCGAGTATAAATGTTAATTAAATGTTAAAGTTTAATTAAGTAGTATTTTATTAATAAAGTAGTTATATATTTGCACTCAGATAACAACTAATAAATAACACTATGAAAAACTTTTTATCAAAACAAAAACACCAAATTACATTTATAGCAATCGTTGCTGTATATTTTTTAACTCAATTTTTACGATAATTATGAAAAATTTATTAGAACGTTTAAAGCCAGAGTATTTAGAATTATTAGAAATAGATTTTATAAAATATCCAAGTTTAATTGGAAATATAAAAACTGACTTATCAAAACATTTTCATTTTACAGAATTAAATGTTAACACAGCTTTTCAAATTTGTAATTTTTGTAAAATTGGTTTTGGAATTGTAGAACTTGACAGCCTATTTCAAAGATATGAGTAACGAGAGAAACGCTGGAAGGAAAGCCAAATATAAAATTGGCACAATCACAAAAAAGCTACAGGATTTAATTCCAATTGAAGCAGAAACAGAAATTAAACAATCAATAAATAAAATAACACAAAAATGGAAAACAAAGCAAAATTAAAAGAGGTTAAAAAATTCGATAAGTGGATGCGTAAAACAGTACAATCAATCTACTATTCAAACAATGAAAAAATGTGTAACGCTTATTTAAAAATCAATTAAAATGAAAAAAATAGAAATTAAAAACAGATTTACAAATGAGATTATTTACTCATTTACTTCAGAAAACGCAACTATAAAAGATGCTTTATTGGATGCTATAAAAAATAGAGCTGATTTATCGAGAGCTGATTTATCGAGAGCTAATTTATCGGGAGCTTATTTATCGGGAGCTGATTTATCGGGAGCTGATTTATCGGAAGCTAATTTATCTGGAGCTTATTTATCGGGAGCTAAATTATCGGGAGCTAAATTATCGGGAGCTGATTTATCGGGAGCTTATTTATCGAGAGCTAAATTATCGAGAGCTGATTTATCGAGAGCTAATTTATCTGGAGCTAATTTATCGGAAGCTGATTTATCGGGAGCTAATTTATCGGGAGCTGATTTATCGGAAGCTGATTTATCGGGAGCTGATTTATCGAGAGCTAATTTATCGGGAGCTTATTTATCGGGAGCTAAATTATCGGGAGCTGATTTATCGAGAGCTGATTTATCGGGAGCTGATTTATCGGAAGCTGATTTATCGAGAGCTGATTTATCGAGAGCTAAATTACAACCATTTTGTAAATGGAGTACTTCAATAGTAGATAATGAAATAAAAATTGGATGTAAAATTAAAACAATTGATGAGTGGGATATATTTTTTAATAGTTCAGAAGAATTTGAAACTAAAAGAAATACTAAAGAATTTAAACAAATTCAAGCAGTTTATGAATCTTACAAAACTTATATTAACTTTTTAAATAAATAAAAATGGGAGCAAGTTCAAGTTTATTTTTAGAAAATTCGATAAGTGGATGCGTAAAACAGTACAATCAATCTACTATTCAAACAATGAAAAAATGTGTAACGCTTATTTAAAAATCAATTAAAATGAAAAAAATATTAGGAATTTTAGCAATATCATTATTGATTAGTTGCTCAAAAGATGAGATAAAAAAAGAAGTAGTAAAAGATTGCAACTGCAATAGAGTTGTTGAAGTTCTAACAGTGAATATCGTAAATGGAAATGGTACCGTTGGAGTTACAAAACTATACAGATATACAACGATAAACGATTGTACAGGATTACAAAGAGATAGTAGTTGGAGTACTCAAAGTGTTTCAAAAGGACAATGTAAATAAAAAAATTATGGGAGCAAGTTCAAGTTTATTTTTAGAAAATTCAGAGGCAGTACTTACAATGTACGAGCCAACGTTTACGAAAAAAGATGCAATCTTAACAGGTAAGCGAATGGTTGATAATGTAATCGAAAGCGGAGAAGTTGATAAACACCATTTTATGGCTAATATCTGCCGATTAAAAGAGGTTATTAATTCAGCAGACTCAGAGATGCGAAAATATTTACCTTACGAAAAATTGAAATACTACGGCGTTGAATTCACACCGACAAACGGAGGTAATACAATCGACTATTCAGACGATCCGATTTATTGCCAACTCAAAGCGGATTTGGATGCAAGGGTTGAGCTTTTAAAGTTAGCACAAAAACAAACTATAATCGATGCGTACGGTAACGATGTTCCCAAAGTGGGAACTACACCGAGAAAAAACTCAATCGCTTTAAAATTTTAGTATTATGAAACAAGCAAAAATTTTTAATAATCATTTTCAGAACTTCAAAACATACGCAATTCCAAAAGCACAACTTATAATTGCAGATATTCCTTATAATTTAGGAAATAATGCTTATGCTTCCAATCCAGCTTGGTATAAAGATGGAGATAACACTAATGGAGAAAGTGCTTTAGCTGGTAAAAGTTTCTTTGATACTGACGAAGATTTTAGACCTGCAGAGTTTATGCACTTTTGTAGCACAATGCTAAAACCTGAAACAAAAAAAGTAAAAGTAGATGGCGAAGCAAGACAAAAAGGAGATGCACCTTGTATGATTGTTTTTTGTGCTTTTGATCAGCAAATGGATTTAATACAATTAGCTAAAAGGTACGGTTTAAATAATTATATCAATTTAGTTTTTCGTAAAAATTTCAGTGCTCAAGTTTTAAAGGCAAATATGAAAGTTGTTGGAAATTGTGAATATGGTTTAATTTTTTATCGTGAACGTTTACCAAAATTTAACAATAATAAAAAAATGATTTTTAATTGTATGGACTGGCCGAGAGATAATATAAGCGAAAAAATACACCCAACTCAAAAACCTGTAAAACTTTTAAAAACATTAATAAGAATTTTTACAGATGAGGGCGATGTGGTTATTGATCCTTGTGCAGGAAGTGGAAGCACTTTAATAGCTGCTCAAGAATTAAAAAGGACAGCTTTTGGATTTGAAATTAAAAAACCATTTCATAAAGCTGCTGAAAAATGGATTGATGAAGAGTATCAAAAATTAAGTGATATTGAAGAGTTTGGATTTGCAAAAACTTTAATACAAAAAACCGAAACAACATTATTTTAAATGACAGCGAAACAAAGTGCAAAGACCAGGATAAACAGAGTGTTAAAATTTTACGCAAAGAGAGGCATAAATTCGGAGCGAGTGAATAACCTTTATAGAAAAATAATAAATGATATACTCAGTAGATGAAATCGAGGAAATGACTTATATATCAATAAGTACAATCCGACAACGAATTAAAGATTTAGGTTTAGTTCCACAAAGAAAGGATACAAGTAAAACAAACTATTATAACGAGGAGCAAATCGAATTAATAAAAGAAAATCGATATATTGATTATCAAAAATTTACGCATACTATTGAAACTTTTTATATTTATGAGAGTAAATTAAATTTTAATTAGTATATTTGTAATTCATAATAACCGTTGGAAGGGTTTCCCAACTTAATCGAAATCCATAAATAAATAAAAATTATGAGTACTTCAAACCGCAAGGCAGCATTCCAACAGCCACAAACAAATCCAGCTCAAAAATTCATTGACTGGAAATCAAATGACAAATGTTTTAGCTTTTACGATCGTGAAAATGCGACAAACGTTTTAATTCCTTTACCTTTTAAATTTTTAGTCTTAAACGAATTGCACACAGTGAAAGGTTGGAACGATGCAAGCTCAAGTCAAATCAATTCCAACGAGGTAAAATATATCTCAAAAGATGTAATGACAGTAAAACCTTTTAAAGGAAATGAGATTGCAAAAGGATTGTATAAAGACATCAAAGAGAAAATTAAAGCTGCCGGAGGGCATTACGTTAAGTCTGTTTATTGTATGCTCGAGGATGGATCAATCGCAAACCTACAATTAAAAGGAGCAGCGTGCCAAGCCTACGGAGATTTCACTGCAAAGACTCGCTCACGATTGAGTGACGAATGGGTTGAGGTGGCAAGTGCTACAGACGGTAAAAAAGGAGCGGTAAAATATACTACTCCAGAGTTCAAGTTCGCTAAAAGCATCTCAGATAGTGAAAGCGATTTGGCAGACGAGGCTTTCAATACATTGGAGGCTTATTTAAAGGCTTATTTAGTTAAAACCGATATTATAGTAGTTGACGAAATTATCGTTGACGAGGAAGAGGATTTGGAGTTTTAGTGTTAGTTAATTAATTTGTTAGGAAAAAGGGGCTTTATAGCCTCTTTTTTTTGCAATAGTACACATTTTAAGCGTTTTCCTATACCCCCGTCGTTTGAGTGTTTTTAATTTTATAGGGGGGGGGTCATTTTCCCAAAAAAATGTGTACTATGTGTACTATTTAAAAAAATATTAAAAAAAAATTAGTTTATTAAAAATAAAGTATTACCTTTGTTGAACTTCGACAATATAAGAAAAACATTATTAAAAAGGGATAATGAAACCAGTGTCGAAGTTGGTGGATTTATCCCTTTTAACTTTTTAAAAAATATGACAGTATCCGTATTTAAAGACTTATATAAGTCTACAGATGTACCCTTTCACGTTTCAATTGATAAGATTATCAAAAGAATAAAGCAAGGCACTTCAAAAGAATTAGTAGAACTAATTAGAACAGGAGCAAAGGATCAAAAGACAAAACTCCCTTGTATTCTATTTGCAGGGATTTTTAACGAGAGAAATTCAAACTCTTTACAAAAGCATTCCGGACTTATGGTTGTTGATTTTGACAAGTATCCAAATGATAAAACGATGTTTGAACATTTGGAACTATTAAAAGAGAATAAGCATTTTTGTTTACTTTTTATTTCCCCATCTGGGAATGGAATTAAAGGGGTTTTAAAAGTATCTGACGAATTAACTAAGGAAACGCACCCAAAAGTATTTAAGGAGTTTCAAAAGGTTTATAATTACGATTATTTTGATATTGCAAACTCCAACGTTGACAGAGTTTGTTTTGAAAGCTATGATCCAAATATTTACGTTAATTTAGAAGCTGACATTTTCAATCCTATTTTAAAAGAGGAGGGGTTTAATGTTTCGGAGCGTGTGCCTCTTTTACCAATTACGGACCAAGATAATATTATATCTAAAATAATGGCTTGGAATTGGAATAAGGATTTTGTTGAAGGAGAGCGAAATGCTTTTATCTTTGATGTAGCCGGTGCCTTTTGTGAGTATGGAATAAATCAACACAATGCAGAGGGATATATTTTAAATAATATTGTAATCGGGGAGTTTTCAGAAACCGAAGCCAAAACCACAATTAAATCCGCTTACAAAAAACGAAACTTTGATAGTAAATACTTCGAGAATTATAATAAAATTGACTCTATAAAGGTTGATTTAAAGAAAGGTAAGAAGGAAGTAATCGAGAAATACGGTATCACGGAGGATACATTCAACGAAATAAAGGAAGCATCCGAACACGAAGACTTTTGGCATTATACCGATAAAAACAAAATAGGATTTGACCATTTAAAATACAAATCCTTCCTGGAGCGTAATGGTTTTAAAAAGTATTTTCAATCGAATGCTCAAAAAGCTACGTGGATTTATATAAGTTCCAATAAAGTAGTGGAAACCTCAACCGAAAAAATCAAAGACTTCGTTTTAAATTATTTAATCGAACGAAAGGAGTTAGACATTTGGAATTATTGTGCAGCCTATCAAAACATATTTTCAGAGAACTATTTATCTATGATTGATAGCGTTGAATTGTTAATGTTAAAAGACACCAAAACAAAATCTTTTATTGCTTTTGAGAATGGTATTTTAGAGATTACAAAGGACAATATTAAAATGGTGGATTATATCGATGTTGATGGTTACGTTTGGCAAAGTCAAATCATAAACCGAAACTATAATACTATAGATGATTTTAAAAACGAATACGCTACTTTTATTAAAAATATAAGTAGTAACGAACCTATCGCAATTGAATGTGTTATAGGGTATCTTTTGAGTACCTATAAAAATAAAATGAATAACAAAGCTATTATCTTAAACGATGAAGTAATAAGCGAAAACCCAGAAGGAGGAACTGGCAAAGGATTGTTTGTACAAGGTTTAAAACAAATTCGTAAAGTTTCTATTTTAGATGGTAAAAGCTTTGATGATAAAAAATCATTTCCTTATCAAACAGTTTCTCCAGAGACTCAAATTTTAGTCTTTGATGATGTTAAGAAAAACTTTGACTTTGAGAGTAAATTTAGTTTGGTAACGGAAGGGATGACTTTGGAGCGTAAAAATAAAGATGCTATCAAATTAAAAGTTGAGGAAAGCCCTAAAATGATATTAAGTACAAATTACGCAATTAAAGGTGAGGGAAATTCTCACGATAGGAGAAGGCACGAAATCGAGTTCGCTCAATTTTATGGTAAATCCTTAACACCTTACGACGAATTTGACAGACAGCTGTTTGACGATTGGGATGACTTAGACTATCAAAGATTTGATAATTATATGGTTAATTGTTTACAGTCTTATTTAAAGCTTGGCTTAGTTCCGCAAAACGCTAAGAATATTAAAATGCGTAAATTTATCGCTGAAACCTCGATGGAGTTTTTAGAATGGGTAAAAGACAAAGAGAATGTGGCACACAATGACAGACTCGAAAAATCATTGTATTTTAACAATTTTACAACTGAATACCAAGATTACAAAAAATGGTTAACAAATAAGAAGTTTAATATTTGGGTGCAAAAGTATTGCAACTTTATAGGAGCTGAATATTTGGAAGGAAACACAAACGGTATGCGATGGTTTACAATTAAAACAGGGCAACTTTTAGAGGTTGACGATATAGCTTTTTAGATTATGGAACTTAGACCATACCAAGAAAAACTTTCGGCTCAAGGAGTTGAAATTTTGAAACATAAAAAGATCGTATATTTAGCAATGGAAGTGAGAACAGGTAAAACTTTGACAGCTTTAAATATTGCGAAATTATACGAAGCGAAAAACGTTTTATTTTTAACTAAGAAAAAAGCTATTTCGAGCATCCAATGGGATTACGATAATTTTGGATTTGATTTTGATTTAACAATTATAAACGATGAGTCTTTGCATTTAGTGAATGGAGATTTTGATTTAATTATCCACGATGAGCATCACAGATTTGGAGCATTTCCTAAGCCGAACAAAGTTGCGGTACTATTTAAGAAACGTTACTCGCATTTGCCAATGATTTTTTTAAGTGGAACACCAACTCCAGAGAGTCACTCGCAATGGTTCAACCAATTTTGGGTAAGTGATCACTCTCCTTTTAAAAAGTATGTGAACTTTTATAAATGGGCGGTTGACTTTGTAGATATAAAACAAAGGAATATCGGTTATGCGGTGATTAAAGATTATAGCACCGCAAATGAAACGCTAATTAAACGAATACTACAAAATTATATTATAACTTTTACCCAAGCTCAAGCGGGTTTCACTACTTCGGTTAAAGAAATGGTTCTCGAATGCGAGATGCTTCCGATTACAAAGATTATAATTGAAAAACTTAAAAAGGATTTGGTTGTTAAAAATCCAGAGGGGCAGGTTATTCTCGGAGATACTGGTGTTAAATTAATGCAAAAGATACACCAGCTAAGCTCCGGTACTTGTAAATTTGAGGATGGAACGAGTAAAGTAATTGATAATTCAAAGGCGTTGTTTATCCTCGATAATTTTACGGGGGTAAAAATTGCTATTTTTTACAAGTTTAAAGAGGAGTGGAACGCTTTAAAATCAGTTTACGGAGATAATTTAACCGATAGCGTTGAGGAGTTCGACAATACCGATAAATGTATTGCTTTACAAATTGTAAGCGGAAGGGAAGGAATAAGCTTAAAAAATGCAAAGTATTTAGTTTATTATAATATTGATTTTAGTGCCACGAGTTACTGGCAAAGTCGCGACAGATTAACCACAATGCAACGACAAGAGAATGAAGTGTTTTGGATATTCTCAAAAGGAGGTATTGAAAACGACATTTACAAAACAGTATTAAAGAAAAAAGATTATACACTAAAAATATTTAAAGAAAATGAAAGTATTAATCGCGTGTGAAGAGAGCCAGGCTGTAACGATTGAATTTAGAAAGTTAGGGATTGAGGCTTATAGTTGTGATGTTAAAGAATGCACCGGAGGATTTCCTGAGTGGCATATTAAAGGCGACGCTTTGATTGAGGCTTATAGTGGAAAATATGATTTAATGATTGCGCATCCTCCTTGTACACATTTAGCTGTTAGCGGAGCGCGTCACTTTAAAGAGAAAATAAAAGACGGCAGACAAAAAGCATCAATCGAGTTTTTTATGAAATTAGCAAATGCTCCAATTAATCATATTGTAATCGAAAATCCTATTTGTATAATGAGCAAAGTTTGGAGAGAGCCGGATCAAATTATACAACCTTATTACTTTGGAGACGAATTTCAGAAAACGACTTGTTTATGGTATAAAAATATGCCTTATTTAAAACCTACTAAGATTGTCTCAAAAGGAGAGTTTGTTACATTCTCAAGTGGTAAGCGAATGAGCAAATGGTATGCTGAGTCATTTGGAGACGGAACTAAAAGATCTAAGACTTTTAAAGGGATTTCTGAGGCAATGGCAAATCAATGGAAAAATTTATCAAAAATTTCTATTCAACAAGTGTTGGAATTAAAATAAGTTTTGTATATTTGTACAACCGCCAAAAGTGAAAACATTAACAATCCTTCTCTTTTGTACTTGGCGGTATCAATCGAGAGGGATTTATTTTTTAAAAGAATTATGAAAATAAGTGAATTACCGGAAGACGTTAGAAAAAAAGCTTTAAATTATCAAAAGCAACAAGTCATAAACACCAAAGGAACAAAAGTTTTTGATTATTCTTCAAATAATTTAGATGCTGCATTTGATTGGACAGCAACAAAAGAAGGAGAAATTTATTGGAGTGGATGGTGTAGTGAAAAATTTGAATACGACTCCAACGGAGTGACTCAACCAAAGCAATACCAAATCGGTATCGATACATTTCAACGATCCGAGAGCAATCTCACAAAGGAGGAAATTATTGCTATTTGTAAATTCAATATTGATAAGTACTGCTGGAGGAAAAAAGACCAAGACAAAGAGGATTTTAAAAAGATTATTGATTATGCCAATTGGGCAATTAAAAATTTATAAGATATGGAACACCTAACAATTAAAAATCAGAAGATATATTTACATTTTGAGCCACAGGTTGGAACGAATAACCGAGAGTTTAAATGTATAGGGCATAAAATAAATGAAGAGTTCCCAAGTAAATGGAGCAATACTAAAAAAGTCTTTTGCTTTCATTGGATTTATACGTTTAAGTATTTAGATAACGATGAAGTATTCGAGTTAGAATTTGATTATAACGATAAATTTAAAAGAAAATTAATATGACACTAAAAGAAAAGTTTATAGAAGCGTTTAAATCGGGTAAAAGATTTGACATTAAAAACGCCGAAGTAATAGCAGATGAGTTTGCTATCGAGTTTGCAGAGTGGTTACTAAACGTAAGTTATGTAATTCAAGAAGCATATACCACAAAAGAATTATTAAAAATATATAAAGAAACATTATGAAAACATTTGAGGTTGAAGGCTGGTTCCGTTACAACGATGAGAAGGATTTTGAAATTGAGAAAATAATAGCCGACACACCAGAAGAGGCGATTTATTATTTCACAACTATTTATCCGAAATTACACTTTTTTAAAATTACAATTAAAGAATTATGAAAGAAGTAGCAAAAGAATTAATTAAACAATTTAAAAAGAAATAAAATGAAACAAACAGCAGTAGAATATTTATCAGAACAAATTAGATTAACTAATATTGAAGGTTTAAGATTTCAACTTTGGGACGCTATTGAACAAGCCAAAGAAATGGAAAAGCAACAAATTATTGATGTTTGTAATAATGCACAAAAAACAGATTTTTATGTTAAATATTATGATGCAGAACAATACTACAACGAAACATTTAAAAACAAATATGAAACCAAAACGTAAAAACATTTTAATGCATAAACTCTATTGCATTTGTCAACTTCAACTCGAAGTCTTAGACGAACTCAATCCAACAACTGACAAAATGGTAAAATACAAATCCGATATAATTGGACTTTGTGAGGAACTGAATAATAATGTAGCCGATACCTATACAATTCAAAAGAGTACCTACTTTCACGAATTGACGAATAAGATTGACACAATATTAAGAAAAGAATTTAACGAAAATATGTAATATTATGAATCAAAAAGAACAGGTTATCGTAGAAGTCGCAATGTGGATTTCATTAGTTGTAGCGTGCTTAGGAATATTAAAAATAATAACCTGGATATTATGACAGAACAGCAAATCCAAACAAAGATTAAAAAGAAACTTCAGGAGCGAGGATGGTTTGTAACCAAACTAATTAAAACCTCCACAAATGGCATTCCAGACCTTTTAGCAATCAAATACGGCAAGGCTATGTTTATAGAAGTTAAACGAGAAAACGGCAAGCTCGCACCCTTACAACAGATGCGACTCGAGGAACTGATCCAAGCTGGAGCAATTGTAAAAGTGTGGAGCGATTACGAAGTTGACTTTAAATAACGGTTCTCGGCTTTGTTTCAGTAGCGGAAAAAATACAAAACCAAGTTTCGGCTGATGACCGAAAATAACAAGTACAAACAAATTATTAAATTAAACCTAAAACCGCTATTGAATATAGCAGTTGTTATAAGTAGCTTTTATTATGGCAGACGATAGAGATTTTAAAAATTTTAATTTAAACGAAATAAATATGACACCAAAAGAAACAGCAAAACGATTGTTTTTAGAGTACGCAATAATAGTAACCAACGAAACAAATATAGATAATATAGGAGCTGTTATATGCGCTAAAAAAGCAGTAAATTTTTTATTGTCAGCATACGAAAATGTTTTAAAATATGATGATAATATATTTTTAGAAATAGATGTTGATTATTATAAAAATGTTTTAAAAGAATTGGACAATATGATTGTATAAAATACAAAAAGAATTAATATTAAAGCCTAAAAAATCGGAATGTCCTTTTTAATATTATAACAAATAAAATTTAATTTTGTTACAAATTCTTTTTTTTTCGTTATATTTGTAACGATATGATTAAACCGCACACTATATCAACGCAAATGTGGCTCGAAACTGAGGACGATAATCTCGGTTTCAATGGCTCGTATGTAGAATTTAGGGTGGTAGTTGATAGCATAAACGGCTTTTGGGTTGAGAATGAAGACGAAATAGTTTTAATTATTAGTGGTACTGCCTATTATATCGAAAGCAACCAGGATTTATTAAGTTTTTTAAAACAGTATTTTAATCCGTTAACATTATGATTTTAGAAGAGTTAGCTAAGAAGGATGCCCAATGGAGAAAAATGGCTTTACGAATTTGTAAAGACAAGGACTTAGCTGACGAATTAGTACAGGAAATGTATATTAAGGTTTCAAATAAAACAAAACCTTTGTCAGATGGTTATATATTTGTGACACTAAGATCCATTTTCTACGACTCTCTTAAATCAAAAGATATTTTAATCGATGACTTCAGAAGTTTTGAAGCTTTAGAGGAGGAAATTATTGATTATATAATCGAGGAAATAGATTATAAAGAGCTTTCTAAGGGCTTAACTTGGTACGAGAGAACTATGTTTGAACTCTCAACCTTAGTAGGTCAACGGGAACTCTCAAGACAAACAGGAATACATTTACAAACTATCCATCGAGTTAATAAGATGGTTAAATTAAAACTAAATGGCAAAAATAAAAATAAATAGATTTAAAATAATTACTTTTTGGATAGGTGTAAATATTATAGGTATTCCAAATTTTCATTATCATATTTTTGTAAGAAAACAAAGAACATCATTATCAAGATTTTTTAATTAAATAACAATGGCAAAAAGAAAAACTAAAAAGGAAATTCAAGGCTTGGGCGATGTAATTGCAGCTGTAACCTCAGCTGTTGGGATTGAACCTTGCGATGGTTGCAAAGACCGACAGTTTACCCTTAATCGTTTATTTAACTTTAAAACGGTTAAATCGGAAATGAGCCAAACTGATAAGGACCATTTTGCTTTATTCTTAGACTTAAAAGGTCAAAGAGTAATTGATGGTAAAAGGACTGAGTTAGTATTCGAGGATATTGATTTTTTAAATAAATTATATCTTTATTACTTTGGTTTGGACAATTCAAATTGTCCGAACTGTTCAAAAGTTCACGAGCAAGTGATTAAGGATTTATTTAAATTGTACAATTATGGAAATTTATAAAAGAAAAGCTATTTTTTCCAATTTAAAAGATTATGATTTTGCATCAAAAGAAAATAGTTATATTGAAATAACAGAATGGAACAACGGAGAAGGAATTGATATAAATGCCAATAATTATAGTGATAGAAATATCTCATTATCTTATGGAGAATTTAAATTAATTAAAAAGTTAATTAAAAAATTAGATAAATAATGATTGTACCTGAGTTGCTTACCATAAGAACAGCTCTCAGGTCTTTTTTAAAAAAATAATCGGTTAATGTAATTGGATATAAATCCAACTTGGGAAACATCCGCTTTTTAGTGGGAATAGAGGTTCAAATCCTCTACCGATTACAAATTAATAAAATTGGATTTCAAATAATTTTCAATTATGGAGGATAAAAGAAAAAATAACGGAGGAGCGAGAGCAAACTCGGGAAGACTTAAAAAAGAAGAGGTATTCTCTTTGATTGAAACACTTGACACAATAGCAATTCCTGAGACAGTTTGGAAAATGCTTTATGCTAAAGTTTTGGATAGCGATGTGAATGCGATTAAACTTTGGTTAAGTTATCGCTACGGAATGCCGAAGCAAGTAATCGACCAAAATATCAATATAGAAAAACCTATTTTCCAATCAATCAATTTGGATGTTCCAGACTACGACAGCCCAGAGTAAAATTGCACGATTAAGAAAACGTGTTCGGATTGTGCAAGGTGGAACCTCCAGCTCGAAGACGTTTTCTATTTTACCTTTATTAATAACTTACGCTATACAAAATCCATTTTCAGAGATAAGTATAGTTAGTGAGTCAATCCCCCATTTAAAAAGGGGAGCTTTAAAGGATTTCCAAAAGATAATGATATTGACTGACAATTATAAGGATGCTAATTTCAATCGGTCATCGTTAAAATATACATTCTCAAATAATTCCTATATTGAATTTTTCAGCGTTGACCAACCCGACAAACTCAGAGGTGCCAGGAGGGATATTCTATTTGTAAACGAGTGCAATAATATCGACTTTGAAAGCTACCAACAACTCGCAGTTCGTACAAAGAAATTTATATACTTGGATTACAACCCAACGAATGAGTTTTGGGTACAAACAGAGCTTATAAACGATGCAGACTCTGACTTTGTGGTTCTAACTTATAAAGATAACGAGGCACTCGATCCTGCAATCGTTCGAGAGATTGAGAAGGCAAAAGTTAAAGCACTCACATCAACGTATTGGGCGAACTGGTGGAACGTTTACGGATTGGGAATGCTTGGCTCACTTGAAGGAGTTATCTTTCAAAATTGGGAGCAAATCGATACCGTACCAGCTGAAGCAAAATTCTTAGGATGTGGACTCGATTTTGGTTATAGCAATGACCCAACCGCTTTGATTGGAGTATATGAGTACAATGGTAAGATAATCGCTGACGAAATGATATATTCAACCTCACTTTTGAACTCCGATATTATTACTTTAATGAAACAAGAGCGAACCCTTCCAATTTGGGCGGACTCAGCAGAACCAAAAAGCATCGAGGAAATTCGCAGAGCTGGTTACAATATCAAACCAGTTGTTAAGGGTGCAGACTCAATAAATTTCGGTATCTCGGTGCTACAGCAAAAGGAGTTATTAGTTACAAAATCGAGCACTAATTTAATTAAAGAGTTGAGGCATTACAGCTGGGATGTTGACAAAACAGGCAAAAAGTTAAATAAGCCAATCGATGACTTCAATCACGGACTCGATGCTTTGCGTTATTTTGCAATGATGCAATTAGCTATAAAACCACATCGTAAGGTGATTATCACTTAAATTTAGTGAAAACAACTTATTTTTATAAACAAAATCACATTTTATCGTTATATATATATGAGAGTTACTAT